CTTGCAGCTCCGGGGCTGGCTTGGCCTTGAGCGCTTCAAGGAACTTGGCCCGCTCCATCTTGGGCAGCGCCATCAGCGTCTGCAGCTCGCGGTCCTGCGCCTCCTGCGGCTTGTAGCCGGGGCGCTTGCTTAACTCAGTCATGAACTCAGCGCCAGTGCCCTTGGTGCGGGGAAGCTGCGCCGCCAGTTGGTCAATGGGTGAATAGAAGCCTTTCACAGCTTGCGCTCCGTCATGTGGATGTCGTGGGTTGATCCACCACGCGCCATGCGGCCCATGGGTGGTCTGCCCATTGGCAGCATGGGCGGGCGCACTGGGGTCATGGAGCCGGGCCGCATGGCCTGCATGGCTTGGCCTTGGGGCGTCATGGCTAGGATGTTGCTCGGTGGGCCTTTGGGCGGGGCTGGTGGTGGCATGCCGATGGGCATAGCACCCTGCGGTGGCGGCGGAGGCGCCAAGCCGCCTTGTGGCGGCATGCCGGGCATACCGCCCTGCGGTGGCTGGCCGGGCAATCCTCCGGGCGCACCGGGTGGCTGCGGGGGCTGGCCCGGCACCATTTGCTTGCCCGGCATCTGGGGCTGGAAGTCAACGCCACCGATGGGCAGGCTGATCTTGTCCAAGCCGGGGCTCATGTACTCCTTGATGTCCATGTTGGGCGCCTCTTCCGCGCCGATGTCCTTGATGTCGATGGGACCGCCCTCGGCCTTGTGCAGGATCAGGTGGGCGCGCATCTCGTCCATCGTGGGCGCAGCGCTGCCGCCTTTGGCCATGGTGCGGGTGCGTTTAGCAGCGCGCTTGGGATACTCCCATTCCGATTTCTCTTCTGGGTCGTAGCGGTGCGCCAATTGGAACTGGGCAGCAAAGCTCTGCTCTGGGTGAGCCATGTACTCATCAAACTGGCTTGCGCGGTGGGCCGCGTGCAACACGCCCTTGCCGTTGCTATGCACTGCGCCGCCTTCGGCCATGAACTTGATCGGCTGCGGTGGCGCGTACTCTTTGCCCGCACCGGCTTCTTGCGCGTGCGGTGGGTCAATCTCGTACTCGCCTTTGTTGTCCTGCGCGTGCTTGATGTGACCCTCGTTCACGTGGTGTGTGAACGCCGATTGATGCTGGACCGTGCTGGTCGAAGTAGTGGGCGTGGTCATCAGCAGATGGCCGACAGTCTTGCCGTTCTTGGACTTGAACCGGTCCTTGGGCAAAAAGTCCTCATCCTTGAACCGCGAATCGGTTGGGATCATGTGCGGCGTGCCATCTTCGTTGTGGCCAACTTGCACCAGTCGCGGGTGCAAAATGTGCTGCTTCTGGTAGTCGTAGCGCTTGTCGTTGAGCGTGGTGTGCCCGTAGTGCGCCGCATCGGGCGTTGTTGGCTTGCCGTTGGGCCCAAAGTGCCCCATCGGGCCCTCGGCCTTCTCTTGTTCGGTCAGCTCACTTGTGGGCCTGCCGGTAGACCAATACTTGGCGTGGGTGATGGTCTTCTCCATCTTCTTGGCCATGGGCGAATCGCGCTTGACATCGGTCACCATGTAAGAGCCTTTGGGCGGCGTCTTGTGTCCATCGTCGTTGACAGTGTCCTCGCCCTTGCCGTTGACCGCAAGGATGGTGGAGCGCACGCGCTGCTTGTCGCGGGCAATGTTTTCTTCTATCGAGCTGCCGTGCTTGGTCTTTGGCCCCACGTTAGAGTACGTGACGTAGTAGCCGTTCTCAGGGTCGTGCAGCTCGTTGGTCTTGCCATATGAGTTGGCGGTGATGGGCGGCTTGTTCTCGGCAGCGCGCTGCTTGTTCAGGCCGCGAATGACATGGCGCGATGACACGTCGGTCTCGTCCACCACGTTGGGGCGAAACAGCAGACGGGTGTTTCTCTTGTCGGCCTTGTCGGCAGCTTCGCGCATCGACCCGGTGTGCGCCAGTATCCAGTCCTTGGTCATGGCCGGGTCGTGCTTGGCCTGCGCGTGGCATGCCCTGCGCACTGCGGCGTTGACATACTGGCTCTCGGCGTTGGGCGCAAAGCATGTGCCCTTGCTGGTATCAACCACGCCGTTCTTGTCGGTGCCGCCACCGCAGCCTGTGGTCTGTCCGGCGCAGGTGTTGAGCACGTGGCGCTCGGTGTTGTCGGAGTGGCCCGACGTGTACAGGGCGTGGCCAGCGATGCCCTTGGACGCAAAGCCTTCGTAGGTGCGCCCTTGTGCGTCGTGCTCGTGGCGCACGGTGTCCAGCTTCTCGCTCTTGTCCAGTGTGTTGGCCGTCTTGCCGATGTGCTTGGCCATGCGCAGCCGGTTGAGCGCGTCTTGCTCGGCGCCTACCTGCTCGTCCAGTGGCTTGGCAAAGTGCTCGTCCAGCGTCCTCTTGTGGGTCGAGCCCATCTGCCCGAGGGTCATTGGTGGGCGGTTCTCGGAGCCGTAGACGGCAGCGCGGGCCGCGTTGATCTTGTCCATGCCCTCGGCATGCTGGGTGCCGTGCAACATGTGCCGGGGAACCACGATGCCCCGAACGCCGCCGGGTCCTTTGGCCTGAATCAGTATCCGCTTTGGGTTTGACGCATCAGGCTGTCCGCCCTTGGCCAGCGCCTGTTTCATCTGGGCTATCGTTGGTTGCACATCGCCTCCTATGGGGAATTGGCGCGGATTTTACAGCGCATACGGATTCTCTCTCTTGCGCTGGCCGGCGTCAACATAGTCGTCCTCATCGACCCATTCCTTGGGGAAGTCGATGGTGAGCCAGCCGGCGTCGCGCAGGTAGCGCAGGGCTTGGCTCATGGCGTCCACGAAGTCGTCATGCGCCGTGCCCTCGGGGAAGCTGCATATCTGGCTGATCATGCCCTCGGCCCAGTCGCGCACGAAGCCCTTACGGTTGCTGCTCTCGGGTATCCAGACGCGCCCGGCCTTGATTACGTTGGCCACGATGGACAGGCGCTGGACCTTGTCGGCCCGGCCCGGGTTGTACGGGATCACGGGCACGCCTGCCCTGCGCAGGTCTTGTATAAGACTTATGCCCGCGCTCTTGTCCTCGACCAGCAGTAGGTCCACGCGCTTCTTGTTCTTGCCCTCGCCGTACACGACCTCGTACTCGTCAAGCACCTTGGGGCGCAGGTCCGGGTACTGCATGTGCTCCTGCCAGCAGTCGATCACCAGCGCGCACATGCCGCCGTCCTCGGGCTTGAAGATGCCCAGCGTGATGTGCGCCGTCGGGTCGTTCACGGTCTTCTCGCTGGTGGCGCAGTCCAGCGACTGCAGGATGAACTCGAACTTGGGCAGGGGCTTGCCTGCAGGCCAGAGCTTGAACCAGTCCCTGCGCACGATGCCGCCCTCTTCTGGGTCAATGATCTCGGCGTAAATCTCTTGGCGCCCGAGCTTTGTGCCCTCGTACTGCATGATCTGCTTTTGGAACGATGGCGCGAGGTTCTTGATGTTGCTGTACGTGCTGGCCCGCGTGACGGCCACGTCGTCGCCATCGCGGGCGATCAAGTCCATCACCACGTCCTTGGGCTTGGGCGTGGTGGACGCGATCAGCTTGGTGTGGGTGCCTAGCCGGATGCCGAACTGGATCATGTCCCAGCTCTCCTGCAGGTACTCCCACGCGGCCAGCTCGTCTAGCCATCCGCCGTGAAACTGCGGGCCCCTGAAGCGCTCAGGCTCTGAGGCCGGTATGCCCTTGATCAGCGAGCCGTTGACCAGCGTGAGCTCATGCAGGCTGCTGTTGTACTTCTCCACCAGCTTTGGGGGGATGACCGAGAGCAGCCCGGAATCGCCCTCGTAGCACGTGCCGCGCAAGTCGGCAGAGGTCGGGGCCGACACCAGCCAGCGCGTGCCGGGGTGCTCCCACGCCCACCATCCTAGGTTCTCGGCGGCTGCACGGGTCTTGCCGGCGCCCCGGCCTGCGCACATGAGCCAGATGCTCCACCAGTCGCCCACGGGCTCTAGCTGGTGCTTGTGCGCGGCCATGAGCCAGCGTGCGCGCCACTCGAAGGCCAGCCGGTCGCGCTCGGGCAGCTTTGCGTACTGCTCGCGGACCTGCGGGCTTTGGAGCAGCTCGGCTAGGTCACTCACTGGCTTGGCGCTTGAGTGCGAGGTTCTTGAGCATCTCGCCAAAGATGTCAAAGCTGGCCTCAATCACCACGGGGTGCTCGTCGTCGCCTGCGACCACCGTGCGCTCGCCGTAGACCTTGGGCAGGTACTTCGCGGCCAGCCACTTGCGCGCATCCATGCGCAAACGGTTGTGGGCGATGCTGCCCGAGTCATAGCGCTTGTTGCCCGCTTCGTCAAATACGGCCAGCGGCTCGGTGTCCACAATGTCCTGTATTTGGTCCGCCAAGCAGTGTGCGCCGTCCTTGCGCGCATCCGCGTATCTCTGTTGAAACTCTGGCTTCTCGCGCAGCCATCTGTAGATTGTTACTGAGTCCGGCATGTGCGCGGACTGCACAATCTTTGCCATCGGCTCGCCACTGGCCAAGCGCCCGCAGATTTCATCCACGAGCACATCGGTGTACAGCGATGGTCGGCCTCCCGCGTGCTTTGTCTTACCAGTTGCCATTTGTGCCCCTTAGCGCATCTCTCAGCGCGTGTGGGGCGAAGTTTAGCCGATTGTGTAGGCCGTGTCAGCAGGCAGCTCCAAAGCGGCCAGCAGCTCGGCTATGGCCTGCTCCTCGGTGGCGCCATGGCCCAGCGCGTCGCCGGGCTCGTAGCCGGGCTCGTAGGCCTGCCAGTCAAAGTCGCGCACGGGGATGGGCGGGTA